ATGCGAATATCATCCGCGCAGCAGAGAGGAGGTGACACAATGGCAAGCAATCCATTTGACGTACTGCGGGACGAGTTGGCGGAGATTATCCGCAGCGTCGTCCGCGAGGAGGTGCAAAAGCTCAAGGCAGAGCAGCTGGGTGCACCGCAGATCGTTCCAGAGCCGGAAGAGCGACTGCTGAACCGCAGGGAGGTTGCGGCTATCCTCGCCATGACACCGGGCACAGTCTCGGCGAAGATGGCGGCAGGTGAGATTGTCTGGACGATCGACCCCTCGGATGGAGACCGCAAGGTTCGTCGTTCATGGGTGATGCAGTATATCAGGAATCTGCCCACATACACAGGACCGAAGAACGCAAGAAGGGAGGTAGTTGCATGAGCGGCAAGAAAGTGATTGCAGGATGTGTGATCGCGGGACTAGCAATCCTCTGCTCGGGTGCTGTGAATCCATGGGACGATACCCGGGATGCTGTGTTGGTCGAGGAGACCTACACGGTGCGCCAGGGCGACACACTCTGGGATATCGCAGAGGAGTATGTCCAGAAGAACACGGCGCCCCGCCGCTACATCCTCGAGTACAAGTCGGGGATTGAGGAGCTTAACCCTTGGCTCATGGAGCGCAAGGGGGAGATTTACCCCGGCGATGAGATTAAGGTGACGTACTGGGTGAAGGAGGAGAAGAAATGAGGATATCGACATATCATGCAGATGGGTATTGTTGGAATTGCAGCAAGCAATGCAACAAGCGCATCGAGTTGTATCTCGGTGTTCCGAGTGCATTGTTCCATTTCTGCCGCCCGTGTGCAAGAAAAATGATGAAGGGGCTTTTGCGTGAACTCAACAAAAAGGAGGAGACGACATGACGAAGTGGCAGACGCGCCGCGAGATGGTGAGCCCGCCGTTGAGGATGCACATTGTTTTCCGCGTGATTGATGGCGTGGAGGAGCGAAACGGTCCGCATTATGCGACGTTGGATGAGGCACTCAAACGGGTGCGAGAACTCAACGCAAAAGAAAAAGCCCGAAGCGGCGGCAACCGCTCCGAGCGCAGAACAATAAGACTTACACCGTGAGTATATCACGGGAACGGAGGAAACGCAAATGAAGAAGCGTTACAAGGTGATGTTCAATCTTGAGGGGCAATCGAGGTCATTGCCTCCTGTGAGGATGATGCGGAGGAGATGGTCGTGAATATGGATCGCGGCGATCTGCTCAAGGACTGCGACGAATGCGGATTTTCTGTCTCGTTGTATGAGATGGATGAGGGGGCGTAGATATGAAGATTCCGAAGCGACTGCCACAAGACCTGAAAAGCCTCGTGGAGCTGGAAGAGGCATTCGGGCGGCTCACGTTGCTTGCGGCAGTCATGCAGCGGCGCAAAGGGGCTGCATACATCGAGCTGACCTATGTGGATAAGGATGATCTTTTCGGTGACAAACTGGTCACGCTTGACTCGACGATCCACTACAACAAGTATGAGCGGCGCATTGTGGAGGATGCAAGCTCCCATCGGCGCAGTTTCAATGTATTCCGAAAGGCGGTGTTGGCATCATGAATCTCTATGACATCGACAATGCAATCCTCTCCTGTGTGGACATGGAGACAGGAGAGATCATCGATGCGGAAAAGCTCGACGAGCTGAAGATGGAGAAGGAACGGAAAATCCGCAACATTGCGTGCTGGGTCAAGGAACTGAACGCAGAGGCGGAAGCCCTGAAGAAGCAGAAAGATGCGTTCGCTGCCCGTGAGAAGGTAGCAAAGAACAAGGCGGAGGGGCTGAAAGCATATCTCTCCTCCTATCTCGGCGGGAAAGAAGTCAAGGGGACGGAGTATCAAATCTCCTTCCGTGCGTCACAGGCGACGGAGATCACGGATGAGGAAGTAATTCCTCCGGCGTACCGTATTCCGCAGCCGGACAAGCTCGATAAGGATGGACTGCTCAAGGCACTCAAGGGCGGTGCTGTCATTCCGGGGGTGCAGCTGATCGAGCGGAAGAACATCCAGATCAAATAGGAGGTGATCGTATGACAGGAAAGGCAATCTACGCCGCACTCATGGCAGTGCAGAGCGAACTCAAAGCACCCAAGGGACAAGAAAACACCTTCGGCAAGTACCGTTATCGCAGCGCGGAGGACATTCTGGAGGCGGTAAAGCCGCTGCTCAAGGAAAACGGTTTGTACCTGCGCACCTCTGACACAGTAGAGCTGATCGGCGAGCGTTACTACGTCAAGGCGACGGTCACGGCGGTGGACATCGCAACAGGGGAAGCGGAGAGCGCGACGGCATACGCCCGTGAACAGACAGAGAAAAAGGGGATGGACGCGGCGCAGGTGACAGGAGCGACATCCTCCTACGCCCGCAAGTATGCCCTCAATGCGCTCTTTGGAATTGATGATACCAAGGATGCGGACACGGACGAATATACGCGTACGGGGCGATCTGGGGCGCGTGAGGGGCAAGCGAAGGAACAGCCGCCCGCACAGGAGCAGACGGCTACGGTCAATGACACACACGCGGCAATGAAGGAACTCACGGCTGAAATGCAGCGCATCCACGCTTCAAAGGAAGAAGTTGCGGGAATTTGCAGGAAGCTCTTTGGAAAAGCTTCCTCGCGCGAACTCACGGCGGAGCAGCTGCGCAAGCTCACGGCGAATCTTGCGGCAGAGATCGTGGCAGGGGCGGCATGATACAGGAACGCGTTACTGGTACGGTGAGGGACATCAGAGAGGACGGGACGGCGGTCATACACGCAGCCCTGCCCGACCCTCTCCGTGCCATGTTGCGGGACTACAAGGATGTTGAGATCATTCTGCCCGATGGACGGCGCATCTCTCCTGAGCAACGGCGCAAGGTGTACGCGCTGATCGGTGAGGTCGCAGAGTACGTCGATGGCATCCGAAATGCCGGGACGATTGAGAGTGCCAAGCGGACGCTCAAGATGGAGTTTATGCTCTCCCGCATGGAGGGCATGGAACGGCGGCTGTTCTCTCTTTCCAACTGCGATGTGACCACGGCACGGGAGTTCATCAACTTCCTCGTAGAGTTCATCATCGAGAACGATATCCCGACGCGCGTCCCGTTGATTGAGAACTGCGAGGATATTGAGCGGTATGTATACGCCTGTCTCATGAGCAAAAAGTGTGCGGTATGCGGGCGACACGCAGACCTGCATCACTGTGACGGCGGCATCATCGGGATGGGACACAATCGGGAGCAGGTCAACCACATCGGGCGACCTGCGCTCCCGCTGTGCAGAGAGCACCACACGGAGATACACACCATCGGGCAGGAGGACTTTCTAAAGAGATATTTCCTCGAGCCGGTGAAGATCGATGAGCGGATCGCGGATGTGTATCGGCTGAAAGCGAGGTGAATGTATGCGGCAGTATATGACACTTCTAAAATCTTACTCTGATTCTAGCGTGGGATTAGTCCCGCCCGTAGCCCAAGCGCTTTATTTCAGGCTGTTTCTCATAAACAACCGCGCCGGCTGGACGGAATGGTTCGGGGCGACAAATCAGAGACTAATGTTGGAAGTCGGACTAAATAGTGCCCATACTCTCATCGAGAACAGGAACATCCTCAAGAGACTGGGGTTCATCGATTTCAAGCAAGGAAAAAAAGGCCAACCGACACTCTATCGTCTGAATGATATGTGTGAAGAAAAGGGTGCATTAACTGCATTAAAAACTGCACCGCAAACTGCACTAGAAAGTGCATCAAAAACTGCACTGAATACTGCACCACAAACTGCACACATATATAGACAAGAGACAATGACTAAGACTAAGACTAAGACAAAAAGAAATACAAAAGAAAAAGCCCTTGCTTCTCTTCTGGAATCCTACACGGATAATGCGGAGCTTCTTGAAGCTCTTCGTGGATTCGTTGAAATGCGAAAGGAGAAGGGCGGCGTATTGACGGAGCGGGCGTTACAACTCAGTCTTTCTAAACTCGACAAGCTGTCAACCAGCAACGAAGAGAAAATTGCTATTGTCAACGAGTCTGTAATGAGAGAGTGGAAGACGTTCTACCCGCTGAAAAAACAGGAGGTGAGACAACATGGAACAGGCAGGAACGATAGCCGCGAGGCTCTTGAAGCGCGGTATCAAGATTTCCACGATGCCGACCGCGACTACGTCCCTCCGTGGAAGCTACGACCTCCCAGCGGAGGAGATACGGCGACACCTGGATGAGATTGCGGATATTGAATGCGCACAGGAACGGTGCAAGGGATGCACGGGAGAGGTATGCAAGCAACCCTCTCGGGGAATGATTCCCGTCGTCGAAGTACATGATGGGCGGTTCTGCCACGCTCTCAGACGATGCCGCCACGAGCGTAACCGTCTGGCGCGTCTGCGCATCTCACGACTCTTTGCCTCTGCCCGTATTCCTAGGGCGTACGAAGGGGACACGTTCGCGGATTATACTGTCACGGCGGCAAACAGGGATGCGGTCGATGCGGCGCACATGATGGTCGCGGACGAGATCAAGGGGCTGTTTCTCCACGGCGAGAAGGGCACGGGCAAGACCAAGCTCGCGGCAATCATCGCAAACGAGCGTGCAAGGGCGGGAAGCCCCGTACTCTTTGCCTCCGTGCCTGACCTCATGGCAGACATCCGCAGCTCATTCAAGGACGGGACGACCTCGGAGGCGGTACAGGCGGTGAAGAATACGCCGTTTCTCGTGCTGGACGATCTCGGCGCGGAGAAGATGACGGAGTGGGTCGGCGAGCAGCTCTTTTGCATCGTCAACCACAGGTACAACGAACGCCTCGCGACCGTTGTCACCAGCAACTACAGCCCGACGCAGGTCATTGCACACATGGCGACGGTGGACGCGCGGGGCAACGTGATTGACGATCTGCAGGGGCAGCGGATTATGTCACGCATATACGGGATGTGTGAGCGGGTGGAGATACGGGGCGCAGACTGGCGCATGAGAGGAGCGTGCTGAGATGAAATACCAAATGAACGCAATTGAACAAGCTAAATTTGCTAAGGAAAAGTGCATAGATGAATTGTGCGGGAGGACGGATAACCTACTCCGTGAAATCATCTTGGAGGTGCTGGAACAAACGGACGAGGAAGTATCACGACAAAGGGGCGAGATTATCGCTTTGAAAGGTGAAATTGAAAGGTTGCAGGCTCATGGAAGAAGGCTGAGTAAAACATTAGGGGCTTGGCACGATCATTTGCGATCATGCGATCTGACAAAGCCGCAGCCGTGCACAAAGTTTTGTGACGCGAAAATAACGGCGTGGATTGCGAAACTGTCTGAGGAGACGAATGAGGTTGTACAGGAAGCGGAAAACTATGAAATGGTTTGTAAAAACGCCGCCGCAGGTACGGGCGATGTGCTCGACGCAAAGGATCGTCTTGCAGAAGAACTCACCGACGTTATCACGGTCTGCGTCTCGTGGCTTGATGCGCTCGGTTATGACGAGGAGATGCGCGGCGAACTGCATCGGTACGTGAACGAGAAGAACAAGGCACGCGGGTATTTCTGAGGAGCGGTCATGCTGAAAGAACTAACGCTATACGGCGAGGTGGACAAGGTCAAGGTTGCCGTGAATCGTCTGCGTCTCCACGAGCCGCCCGAGGGCTACTATGTCGCGTTCAGCGGCGGCAAAGATAGCTGTGTAGTGCTTGATCTGTGCAAGCGGGCGGGCGTCAAATACGACGCGCACTACAACGTTACCACCGTAGACCCGCCGGAATTGGTGCAGTTCATCCGCCGCTCGTATCCCGAGGCGTGGGAAGGGCGCAACGTCCCCGAAAAGACCATGTGGCAGCTCATCCCCGAAAAGCGGATGCCGCCCACGCGTATGGTGCGCTATTGCTGTCAGGCACTCAAAGAGGGCGGCGGGGCGAAGCGGTTTGTAGTGACGGGCGTGCGACACGCCGAATCCGCGCGACGTGCCAAGCGGCAAATGGTTGAGACGTGCAATCAGCATCGGGACAAGAGGTATCTGCATCCGATCATCGACTGGTCGGATGCGGACGTATGGGAGTACATCCACACCTACAATGTCCCGTACTGCAAGCTCTACGATGAGGGGTACAAACGCCTCGGGTGTATCATGTGTCCCTATCAGGGGACGAAAGGGATGCGGCGAGACGCCGAACGTTGGCCGCAGTACGCAAAGGCATACGAGGCGGCGTTTCAACGGATGATTGACAAGCGGCGTGCGGATGGATACCCGACGCAGTGGGAAACGGGCGCAGAGGTCATGCGCTGGTGGATGGGTGAGGACAACCGCATCCAAGACAATGACGATCAGATTACGCTCTTTGGTCTACGGATGGACGAGAGCAGCGTTTGAGAGGTGAAGAAAATGGACGAATACACGCCCTGCAAGAAAGCTGACCCGACGGCGCGGGAGGCAATCGGGAAAGCGGACAGCGGCTTTCGCACAGTGCGAATGATGAGTGACCGAGAACTCGCAAAGCATCGGGCAAGAACGCGGACGTGGAATGCCAATCGAGAAGCAGAGCTGCGCCTTGCTGCGGAGAAGAAACGCAACAAGATGATGCGGCAGAACGCCGAACTGCAGCTTCGCGCCAATGCAATTATCCGCATGGGGCTGAAACTCAAGGAATTTCAGCGGTATCTTTTGGTTAGTTATGACGGACAGGTGAAAGATATCGAGCGGCGAGCGTTTGAACGAATGTCAGAGGACGCGGTAGCGCTCTTTGCACGATATGATCAGCTGATCGCTCAGATTGTCGAGCGCAACACGGAGAAGGAGCGATGAACAAGTACAACGCACGCAAGACAACTATCTACGGACGCACATTTGACAGCAAAAGAGAATCGGAATGGTACATGATGCTCCGAGAGAAACACCGCCTTGGGAAGATCAAGCATATTGAGTGTCAGCCAACGTACACCTTGCTTGAGGGCTTTCGGGACAATCAGGGAAAGCCGCAAAAGCCAATCACCTATACACCGGATTTCCTCGTCGAGTATGACGATGGCCGGCGCGAGGTCATCGAGGTGAAGGGCGTACGGATGCGGGATTATCTCCTGCGCAAGAAGATGTTTCTGCACATGATGAAAGATACGGATATTGTTTTTCGGGAAGTGCATTGATGGAGGATTATGGAGGTAGGAAACTATGCTCGTTGATTATACTGAGTTTTTGAGATCAAAGATGGTGATTGCCAAAAAGACGGGCATCTCCATCGCTGCGGAGGAGATCAGTGACGTACTGAAACCGCACCAGCGCGACGCGGTACTCTGGGCGGCGGCGGGAGGACGGCGTGCCATATTCGCAGCGTTTGGTCTGGGTAAGACGATCATGCAGCTCGAATGGTGCCGTCTTATCCACGAACACCAGGGCGGCAAGATGCTGATCGTGTGCCCTCTCGGGGTCAAGCAGGAGTTTATCCGCGACGCTGAAACACTGCTCCACATGGACGCACCTGTCTACGTCCGCAACATGGAGGAGGTAACGGCTGCGCCCGGTTGGCTTATGATCACGAACTATGAGCGCGTACGCGATGGCGACATTCGTCCGGATGCGTTCTCAGGCACGTCGCTTGACGAGGCCGCGGTCTTGCGCTCCTTTGGGAGCAAGACATATCAAACATTCCTGAACAAATTTCGCGGCGTACCGTATAAACTCGTCTCTACGGCAACGCCGTCCCCGAACAAATACAAGGAACTCATTCATTATGCGGGGTACCTTGAGATCATGGACACGGGGCAGGCGCTCACCAGATTTTTCAAGCGGGATAGCACGAAGGCAAACAACCTGACACTCTATCCGCACAAGGAAAAAGAGTTCTGGTTGTGGCTATCGACATGGGCGCTATTTATCCAAAAGCCCTCCAACCTCGGCTATGACGATACCGGCTATGATCTGCCGGAACTCGAGGTGCGTTATCACAAGCTTGGACGACCTCCCGAAATAAGCGAAGAAAAGGACGGGCAGATCAAAATGTTTCACGATGCGGCGCAGGGTCTCAAAGAGGCGGCCCGCGAGAAACGTGAAAGCATTGATGCGCGGATGGCGGAGGCAAAACGCATCATCGATGCTGCACCGGAAGATCATTTTATCATCTGGCACGACCTCGAGGCAGAGCGTCACGCAATCAAAAAGGCGCTGCCGGAGGCGCGGGAAATATACGGCGCACAGGATATGGACGTGCGTGAGCGGAACACGATCGACTTCTCTGACGGCAAATTCCGCATCCTTGCGACGAAAAAGGAGCTGTCAGGGAGCGGGTGCAATTTTCAGCGGCATTGTCACCGCATGATCTTCCTCGGCATTGACTATGAGTTCAACGATTTTATCCAAGCAATTCACCGCTGTCATCGCTTTCTGCAGCCAGAGAAGGTGATCGTAGACATCATCTACATGGACAGCGAGCAGGAGATCCTCAAAGTATTGCAGCACAAATGGACGCAGTACAACAAGCTGACACAGAAGATGGCGGACATCATCAAGGAATATGGCCTTGGCGGTGCGAATGCGGCCGCAGAGATGGGACGCAGTATAGGAGTTGATCGTGTGGAAATAAAAGGTGAAGGCTGGACGGCCATACATAACGACTGCATCGAGGAGACCAAACGGATGGCAGAGAACTCTGTCGATGAGATTGTGACCTCAATCCCATTTTCCAATCACTACGAGTACACGGCGAGCTATAACGATTTCGGGCACAACGAGGACACGGCGCGATTCTTCGAGCAGATGGACTATTTGAGTCCAGAACTCCTTCGCATCCTAAAGCCAGGGCGCGTGTTTGCCTGTCACGTTAAAGATCGCGTGCTCTTTGGCAACGCGACGGGGACGGGGATGCCGACCATCGAGCCTTTCCATGCGCTCTGCATTGAGCACTACATGCGGCATGGATTTCAATATTTCGGCATGATAACGGTCGTGACCGACGTTGTGCGAGAAAACAACCAGACGTACCGCCTTGGTTGGACGGAGCAGTGTAAAGATGGGAGCAAGATGGGCGTCGGGTGCCCTGAGTACATTCTGCTGTTCCGCAAATTGCCGTCGGACACCTCCAAAGCATATGCAGATACACCTGTCACAAAGACAAAAGAGGAGTATACCCGTGGACGGTGGCAGATCGATGCGCATGGATATTGGCGCAGCAGCGGCAACCGCCCGCTCACGAAAGAGGAGGTAATGAGCTTCCCTGTGAATGACCTCCAGCGCGTCTACCGCAAGTACAGCCGCGAGAGTGTGTATAACTACGCCGAACATGTTGCGATGGCAGAGAAGCTCGACAAGGACAAGAAACTGCCCGCCACATTTATGGTCGTCGCGCCCGGCAGCTGGACGGATGAAGTCTGGGACGATATCAACCGGATGAGGACGATGAACACCTTGCAGGCGCAGAAGGGCAAACAGCTCCATGTGTGTCCCCTACAGTTTGACATCGTGGAGCGCCTGATTGACCGCTACAGCAATGCGGGCGATCTCATCTTTGACCCGTTCGGGGGACTGATGACCGTCCCTCTCTGCGCACTGAAGCGCGGGCGGCGCGGCATGGCGACGGAGCTGAATGCAGATTATTTCCGCGATGGCGTAGGATATCTAAAAGCTGAGGAGGCAAAGCTCAGTGCTCCGACGCTCTTTGACTTCCTCGAAGATGGAGATATGACAGAGGGGGCAGCATCATGAAGAAAGAGTGTCTGATATGTAACGAGACATTTGAGGCGCCGAACGGGGCGAAGTTTTGCCCTACATGCCGTGCAGCGGGAAGGAAAATTTGCACAAGATGCGGCACGGTGTTTTCCCCTTGTAGGAATCGGGCGGCTGGTACGTGACCCCGAGGTAAGATACACGCAGAGCGGGAAGGCAATCGCATCCTTCACGCTTGCTATTGACCGTCGCAGGAGCGGGGATGGTAATCCGCAGACGGATTTTATCTCGTGCGTTGCATGGGAAAAGACGGCGGAGATCATCAGTCAGTATGTATCGAAGGGACAGAAGATCGCCGTCGAAGGGCGCATCCAGACACGCAGCTATGAGGCGAATGATGGGACGAAACGCTATGTGACGGAAGTTGTTATAAATAGCATGGAGTTCTGCGACAGCAAGGGCGGCGGGGCAAGAACTACAAACGGAGGAGCATATGCAGGGACACCCGTACCCGATGAGGATATTCCGTTTTGAGGAGGCTTGCGATGACATCGGATGAGCAGACGTTATATTTCTTTGCATTTCGGTATGCCCTACCACGACAATCCTATGCACTGTCTCTCGTGTCCGATCTCGTCCTTCGGCGCGTGGATGAGTTTGAGGATTGGCAGCTGCGAGACATGATCAGTGAGATTGAGGCACATTGGGAGGAGAACAATGAGATCCACCCGATAGACCGCGATGTGCAGCGGATCTTTCGAGATCGGCTACAAGATGCGCTCTCTGGACGGAGCGCAGAAGCGGCGGGATAATGAACGGACAGGAGGAACAGGTGTGAGAGAGTACGGCGACTATATCAGGGAGACAAAGCGGCTCTTGCAGAACTATGCAAAGATGAAGGTCGCCGTCACGAATCTCACAGAAGAGATCGATGCACAGGAGATAATTTTGCGTGATGAATCCATATCCTCCATCCAGTACGGAGACGATCGCATCAGCGGCGGGACAAGGGAGTTGACTACAACGGAGGCGGCTGCTGTACGTCGCATTAAACTTGAGGGACATATCGCGGATATGCGGATCCGCAGAGATGAAATAGAGCGCACGATACGGGCGATTGATCGAGCCTTTGAGTCGCTGGATGCTGCAGATGTGGAGCTGGTACAAGGGCGGTATATGCGGGGGCAGTCCTGGATAGAGATCGCGGATGCTCTGAACTATACGGAGAAGTGGGCGCAGGAGAAAGGCGGGAAGGTGCTGCGGGATGTTGCGCTGATGTTATTCGGGGTAGTAGTTAGACCTGCGCAGCTTAAACTTGCATATGCTTGTGGATAACTCAATCATCTTCCCAACGGTATTTTTAACCGGGTTTTTGTTCCGTTTTACTTCCTTTTTTTCATCGGAAAACCTGTTATACTGTTATTGTGAGTGACCTGGAGATGAGTCAGGTCGCCACTACCTCCTTCATCCATTCCCTCTCATAAAGCCGTCTCACATGAGGCGGCTTTTTTGTTGGGGGAGAGATGGAGGTATGAAATATAAATTTTTGCGATTTTTTACACTTCGTATTTCTGAGACATAAAATTTTAAGGGTGGAGAGAATGGATATTGTAGAGAAGAAGATAACTGAATTAAGCCCGTACAAGAATAATCCTCGTCACAACGACAATGCAGTCCAGTATGTTGCAAACAGTATTAAAGAGTTTGGTTTTCGTGTGCCGATTGTGATTGATTCTGATGGGACGATCGTATGTGGACATACAAGATATAAAGCTGCGAAGTCTCTCGGTTTGAAAAATGTTCCGTGCGTGGTGGCTGACGATTTAACGCCTGAGCAGATCAAGGCCTTCCGGTTGGCGGATAATAAGGTCGGAGAACTGTCTGAATGGGATATTGGTAGCCTTGACATAGAACTTGGGGGAATTGGACTTGACATGGGAGAATTCGGATTTTCTATGCTGGACTCTGAAGAAGTCATTGAGCCGGAAGAGAAAGAACTCAGGCCGTACCAAAAAGCCCACTACCTTATCACGGTGGGCATCAACGACCATGATAAAATCATTGATATTATAAATCAGCTGAGATCGATGGAGGGGATTGAGGTTGAATCTGCACTCAACTAAGACCGACAATGCACACATAGAGAGTAAGATCAATTTGAGAAAACTCGCCACAAAGGAGCTTGATGAGCTGCGTGTTCTTGATCTGTTTGCCGGAGAGAATAAACTGTGGGCATCGTTTGAAAAGGCGCGTTATTATGGTGTTGAGAAGGTAAAAGGCAAAGGGGCAAACTTACACACGGATAACATACGCGTGATACAGTCTCTTGACCTCTCGGATTTCAACGTCATAGATGTTGATTCGTATGGAATTCCTGCAAATCAAATCTATGAACTGTATCAAAATGATACCCTGCAAAAAGGCACCGTTATCATCTACACTTGTATCACCAACAAAATGAGCAGTCTCAACAAGTGTATCCTTGATTTGTTTCACCTTCGCGACATTTACGCGAAATCCAAGACGATGATCAATGGATATGCCGTTGATCTTTTTTATGGGTTACTATACTCTCTTGGCGTCCGGAAAGTATGTGAGTATGAAATAAAATCAACGTATGAAAAACATTATGGATTTTTCGTTGTTTGAATTATAAATAATTGTTGCGTGAAAAGTCTGAAAATGATATAATATAGAAAAGCAGAAAGCTTTGTTCCAGAAAGGGAGGATATTATGTCAGTCATTTACACACCGAGAGGCGCAGCGAGGGAATACTCTCCATTGGCACTTAACCTGTACTTGCAGTGCACACACGGATGTAAATATTGCTATGCACCGTCCGCGATGCAGCGAGCACGAGAAAATTACTTTTGCCAGCCGAACATGCCGGAGCCTCGAAAAAATGTCATATCTCAGCTGAAGCGCGAACTTGTAAAAGATGCCCCCAAAAAGCAGGTGTTGCTCTCCTTCATCGGTGATGTCTACTGTGAGACATCAGATCAGAATGCAACGACAAGAGAGGCTCTTGAACTCTTGAATGCGCACCATGTCCCTGTCGCTATTTTGACGAAAGGCGGGCGGCGCTGCTTGAAAGATATGGACGTATTTAAGTCTTTTGGGGAACATATCCAGATCGGGGCGACACTAACCTTCCTTGATGATGAGAGGTCGAAAGAGTGGGAAAGCGGCGCAGCTCTTCCGGGAGAACGGCTTGAAACATTGAAGGCGCTCCATGATGAAGGGATTCAGACATTTGTCTCGTTTGAGCCTGTGATTGACCCTGAGGAATCTTTAAGGGTTATTGAAAGAACAATTCGAGATGACTCGGTCGATGTGTATAAGGTGGGGAAGATCAATCACTACCAGGGACTTGATAAGGGGGTTGATTGGAGCTCGTTCCTCACGCGAGCCCTGGAAATGATAAGAGGAGCGAAGAAACGTATCTATGTGAAGCACGACCTTCGTGTAGCCGCGCATGATGTGAGGCTGTACGGAAATGAAGTTATCGCGGACGATTTCGCGGTTAGTTGATAAGGTAAACATGGGGCATCGTTTATACGGTGTCCTTTTTTGTGGATAAATAAGGGCAGGTGGTGAGTGTGTAACATGGCGAGAGAGGACTTAGTACCACTCAATCGGAGAACAAAAGATGAACAAAAAGAGATCGCCAAAAAAGGCGGCATTGCGAGTGGTGTAGCAAGAAGAAAAAAACGCTCGATGCGTGAAGTGCTTAAGATGCTCAAAGACATGCCCGTGAAAGATAGGAAGATCATAGCGCAACTGCAAGCGGCGGGCATAGATGATAAAGACATGACGATTGGTGCAGCGATGGCTTTTTCTGCAATCATCCACGCAATGAAGGGGAATGGTCAAATGATGAAACTTGTGCTTGATGTTATGGGAGAGACATCAGATGCACGTCTCCGGGAGCGCGAGGTGAAGCTGAGGGAAAAGGCTTTCAAAGATGAGCGCGGCGATACCATTGCGCCGATCACATTTGTATTTGAGAGGGAAGAGACGGAATGAACGAGCAGAGAGTCAACGTCGCAGAGTTGATAGCGCCAAGCTTCGACGGCCTTTTCTTCGACGTGCAGGAGCACTGCTATACGCACTATTGGCTTGCGGGTGGGCGAGGATCCACGAAGTCCAGTTTTGTATCTCTCTGCGTGCCGCTCCTCCTCCTGCAGAATCCACTTTGTCATGTGGTTGTGCTGCGAAAGGTGGCAAATACCCTGCGCAACAGTGTATATAACCAGGTCGAATGGGCGATTGATGCGCTGGGCTTATCCGATGCATTCGCGGCGCGGGTGAGTCCACTGTCGTTCGAGTACCGCCGCACGGGGCAAAAAATACTCTTCCTGGGCGTAGATGATAAAAGCAAAATCAAATCCCTCAAGCTGCCTTTTGGTTATGTTGGCATTGTGTGGATGGAGGAGCTTGATCAGTTCACGGGTATGGAGGAGATTCGGAGCCTCCTGCAGTCGCTCTTGCGCGGAGGTGATCGGTACTGGGTGTTTTACTCGTACAACCCTCCCAAAAGCCGTAACAACTGGGTCAATGAGGAAGCACTGTTTGATCGTGACGATCGCATTGTGCACCGATCGACGTATCTGGATGTACCGCAGGCGTGGCTGGGGGAGCAGTTTATCGGAGAAGCGGAGCGGCTGCGGGACAAAAACGAGACACTGTATCGGCATGAATACCTCGGTGAGGTCACGGGCACGGGCGGCAGCGTATTTGACAACGTCGAGGATATGGAGATGAGTGATGCAGATATAGCGCTCTTTGACCGCCGCTACTTTGGCCTTGATTTCGGATTTGCTGTTGACCCTCTTGCTTTTGTCTCCATGCACTACGACGCCAAACACGAGGATTTATACATCTTCGGCGAGATCTATGAGCAGCGGTTGACGAATGCACAGGCGGCACGGAGAATCCTGCCGCGCCTACACGAGCAACACCTGACCGCAGACGCTGCAGAGCCAAAGAGCATCGCCGAAATGCGTGGGCTTGGTCTGGATGTGCACGCAGCTCGCAAGGGACCTGACTCCGTTGCATACGGCATCCACTGGCTGCAGGGGCGCAGACGCATCTACATCGACAAGCGCCGTGCACCGAACACCTACCGCGAGTTCGTCGGCTACGAATACGAGCGCAACAAAGACGGGCAATTTATATCGGCCTATCCGGATAAGGATAACCACGCGATTGACGCGGTACGCTATGCGACGGAGGAACTTGCGGCGGGTGAACGCATACGAGCGATGCGCGGCAATATCTACTAAGGAGGGACGCATTTGGACATCAACGAAATGGCAGAGACTTACACGCTGCTGCATGACGCATACTATGGTGATGGGCAATTCAAACAGGGTGGAGCGCTCGTCCGTCACACGCGCGAGAGTCCGGAGAATTTGGCCAAACGCAAGAAGCTCGCCTACTACCTCAACTACACGGGACCGATCGTCAACGCCTCGGTAGATCCGATCTTTCGCAACGAGATCAAGCGTGAGTACAACGACACGGCGAAATTTAAGGTATTTCTCGATGATGCCGACCGAACGGGCGCAGACCTGCAGAACTATATGCGCCGCCTTGCCACTATGGCGAAGCTCTACGGCGTTGTCTATGTCATCGTCAACAACGAGGCGGAGATCGGTGCAACAGTGCAGGATAGCCTCAACAAGAGGGCACTGCCATATCTTGCTCATGTACTGCCGAATGAGGTCACTCATTGGCGCTTCGATGAGCGTGGGCGGATGGTCGAGTTTGGCTATAAGAGTTCTGTCAAGGATGCTGAGGATAAGACGCGCACGCGCTATTATACATGGTCGGAAACGGCGTGGACGGTTGCGGATGAGAATAGACAGATCATCCGGCAGGGAGATAATCCCCTCGGGCGGCTGCCCGTTGTGCAGTATTTCGGACGCAGTGCTGACCCGATGGAGGTGTTGCCGCCGCCGGAGTTCCTGTCGGTCGCGCAGACGAATCTCCATGTCTATCAGCTCTGCAGCTGGCATACGCAGATCTTGCAGAACCAGACATTTAACATCCTCGTCATGCCGCATACAGGCGCATCCGAACTGACCATCGGAACGAACAACATACTGACCTATCCTCCGGAGAGTCAGCACCCGCCCGCATTTATTGCGCCCGACGCAGCGCCCGCGCAGGTGCTGACGGAGCAGATTGACCGCCTCATTCGCGAAATGTACCGCATGAGCGGCATTGATTCCGTGATTGGCGTACAATCGGCGAAGTCAGGCGTTGCACGTCAGTGGGACTTCGAGCGGACGAATCAGCGACTTGTCGACTTCGCCATTCAGAGCGAGGAGGCAGAGAAAGCCATCATTGCGCTCTATGAGGCATGGACAGGCGAGACGATCGGCTATGTATGTGAATATCCGCGCGACTTCAAAATTTCGGATGTGACGGAGGGGCTTGCACAGGCACAGGCGGCGCTCGATCTTGGTTTTGAGAGCAAGACGTACCAGGTAGAGGTGGCGCGTAAAGTCCTTGAGGCGTACCTGCCGAACCTCGAGCCGGTGGCATACGATGCGATCATCAGTGAGCTCGAAGCGGCGGCCGCCGTTATAGAGCAGACAAAGACCTACGGAGACGGCGATGAAACGGACGGCGACACAGACAGAGATATCGGCATTTGAGCGGCGCATCCGTGAGCTGATGGCAGAGGGCTACGGCGTCCGGTTTGCCGTGCATCAGGCATACAAAGAGCACCCTGTGATGCAAACACTGCAAAGGGAGGTAGCCGCACAGATACGCGCGGAGGCTGAGCGTGGATACGGAGATTCGCTGCCGCAGGGGATTACAGACAGACTCTTTACACACTCTTGGACACCTGACGGGCTGACACTCTCAGAGCGCACGACGCATGCCTCCATCCTTGTGCGGGAGATGGTTGCGCGGACGATCTCGGAGCAGATCAAAAAGAGCACGTCCTATCGTCAGGCGAGCCTTGCGATCTTTGACGGATACAGGCAGGGCGGCGTTATCCCTGTGCAGGATGTACCGAAATACCTTGCTGAGACAATGGCAATAGCACGCCATGCAAGTATCCCGCGTGATGAAATACTGAAAATGCTAAAGCCCATCCGGCGGCAAATCGAAAAGGGAACGACGGCGGGAATGCGTGCAGCATATTCGCAGCTCATGGACGCATTAGAGACGCAGAACGAAAAAGCTCTGAATCGAGCAATTTTCACAGCAACACAGGAGAGGACGCGCTACTTTGCCGACCGTATTGCACGGACGGAGATGGCGCGGGCGTACCAAGACGGGTTTTTGCTCAAGTGGGACAATAACGATGACTGCGTCGCCTACCAGTGGAAGCTGTCGGGACGGCATCCGCGTTATGACATATGCGATCTGTACGCAAAGGCGAATCTCTACGGCATGGGTGCGGGTGTGTTCCCGAAGGACAAGGTGCCGCGTCTTCCCGCGCATCCGCATTGCATGTGCTTTCTCAAGCCCGTTATCCGTGGGATGATCGACAACGAAACGCCGATTGAGCGTATCGAGGAGGGCGGCAGAGAGTATCTTGACAGCGTCGACCTTCATCACCGGCAGATGCTCCTCGGGATTCATGGGGAGAAGGATGTGATGGACGGGAAAATCAGCTGGACGCAGAAAGCACGCGGATACGGTGGTAAAAAAATTGACAGCAGACTCTCGCAAGAGGGCGCGAAAAGTGGTACAATGAATATAAAACAGATACATACGTTCATTCCCGCAAAGAAGATCAGCGAAGCGGAAGATTACGCAAGATCGATTTTGGGAATACCCAATGTATCGTACAAGGGCTGTGACGTGGATACAGCGAATGCGTGGAATAGAGGGCTTCATGATGCTTTTTCCCGATTCCCCGAGTTGAAAAAGAACTTTGGGTTTGTCGGAGAAGCTCATGAGCGAAATGCGATGCTAAAGCCTATCCTACGCCAGCATTACGCGGATGATTACAGAAAACGAGCTGCGTGGTTGCCGCCTGCACAGATTGATCAGCTCGCAGATGCGGCGACGAGAAAAACAATGAAGCAGTTGCAAGTCGCAAAAGGGACTTTGGCAGTGAGCTTTTCTGAATCCAGAGCTCCTTTTTCGGAGTTCCGAGGTGTATCTGTCAATCGAGAGCATGGCAAAGATGCAAAGAAGTTTGCCCAAGTGCTTGCAAAGGATGTTGGCAGTAAATTCCATCCGGTTGGCTGCGATTCTATACGCTCCGTTCTTGACCACGAGATCGGTCATCAGTTGGATAATCTGTTGGGCATTCGAGACATCCAGACTATCAAAGATTTGTATGATTCAAGGACGCATGCAGAGTTGAGTGACGCTCTGTCAAGGTATGCTTGGGATAACAAAAACCGCAATAGATATGCTGAAATGATTGCGGAAGCGTGGGCTGAGTATTGCAACAACCCAAAGCCTCGTGATATTGCGAAGATAGTTGGTAAGACGATAGAGGCTGAGTATCAGAAACAATTTGGAAAAGGAGGCGGAACACCATGACACGGGAAGAGTTCATCGCCGAAATGCGTGTTCGGGGATGGTCGGAAGATGATATCCATGAGAGCTTGATGGCGCATGACGAGATGGAAACCGAAAGAGGGCAAGCGCTTTCTTTTGAGTTGTTTCTTGTTGATAATCTTACACCATCCATCAGGGAATATCGAATTCGAGAAGAGGGCGGTTGGGAGGATGTTGTTCAAGCGTCCTAATCGATCTTTGGTGGCGTGTTATGGCAAACTTCAAGGGGAGAGATATGGTTTTACTATGGCTGGGCTGCTAGAGCTTCTTTTTATGTAAAGGAGTGATATTGTGGACATCAAACTGTATGATAAGGTGCGCCTGAAGACAGGGGAAACAGCGAGCATTGTAGAGATATATGAGCCTGGCGTTGCCTATGAGGCTGATATTGATCGGTTGGATGGCAGTATCGAAACGGATACAATAAAGCAGGAAGATATTCTTATTGCGCTTACAGAGAGCGCAGCATAAGATAATTTGCTCTAAACCGCTTATGACAACATAGGCGGTTTTTTCATGCCCTCCGTGCTTGACGGCAGGGCATTTTTTATGCGCGGGATTGAGACCCGCAAGACTATTTGCACAGGAGGCAGAACATGGAACTCAAAGAGGTATATGCAGCACTGGAGGCTGCAGAGAACGGCGCGGCGATGGTGGAGACCATCAAAAGCGAGCTGGCGGGCGTTCGGAAGGAGGCGGCAGACGCACGCATCGGGAGGAACAAGGCAGAGGAGGCGCTGACTGCGCTCAAGACGGAGCATGGGGCGCTTGCAGAGAAGCACAAGGAGCTGGAGACGCAGCTCGGCGACGCACAGAAGAAGGGCGCGGGCGCACAGACGGAGATGCAGAAGCTGCAGGGGCAGATCGCCGACCTTGCCAAAAAGTACGAGGACGCGGAGGCGGCGCGCAGGAGCGCCGAGGAACGCCGCATTCAGGCGGACATCATGGCGCAGACGGTCGATGCCCTCACCAAGAGTAACGCCGTCGACCCGCAGGAATTTGCGAAACTCATTGCGCCCTCCATCAAAGTCGCTGAGGATGGCACATACAGCTATATCAAGGCAGATGGCACACAGGGTAGCATCGCCGATGGCGCGACGGAGTGGCTCACGGGTAAGGCGTGGGCGGTCAAGGATACACAGCTGCGCGGCAGCGGTGACGGCAGGTCACAGGATAACGGCGCGGGCGGAACGCTGGAAGAGCAGATTGCCGCCTCGCTCGGAGGTTAAACAGAAAGAGGTAATAACACATGGCAATCAATACGCTTGAGATGGCGAAACTCTATCAGAAAAAGCTCGATGAGCGGATGATCGTGGATGCTACATCCGGCTGGATGGAGGCGAACGCTACAAACGTACAGTATGACGGCGGCGATACCGTTCGCATGCCGTCCATCTCCACGTCCGGACTCGCGGATTACAGCCGCGACAACGGCTTCAATCGCGGCGCGGTGACGCTCTCCTACAAGGACTACACGCTCACCAAGGACCGCGGCCGCACGTTCCATCTCGATGCGATGGACGTCAACGAGAGCAACTTCATCGCGACGGCTGGTGCTGTCATGGGCGAGTTTCAGCGAACGCAGGTCGCGACGGAGATTGACGCCTACCGCTACTCGCGCATCGCAGCACTTGCCAAGGGCGCATCGCATGAGTCGGCGGCATTTACGCCGAGCAAAGACAACATTCTCGGCAAGCTCGATGAGGAGATTGCAAAAATCCAGGATATTGTCGGCGAAAGCGAGCCGCTGGTAATTATTATGCCAATCCCTGTACGCACCATCCTCAATAACGCGAAGGATGTGACGCGGTATCTCGATGTTGCGGACTTCAAGGCAGGTGAAGTGAGCACAAAGGTTAAGACCTATAACGAGATTCCGATCCTCTCCGTCCCCTCCGATCGCATGAAGACAGCATATGTCTTTGCAGACGGCAAGACGACAGGACAGGAAGCGGGCGGATTTAAGCCAGATACCGGAGCCAAGTCGATCAACTGGATCATCATGGCGCGCAAAGCGCCGATCGCAATCTCCAAGACAGATAAGATTCGCGTTTTTGACCCTAATACGAACCAGGCAGCGGATGCGTGGAAGCTTGATTACCGCAAATTCCACGATATCTGGATCCCGAGCAACAAGCTCGCGGGCGTCTGGGTCAACACGGGCGCATAAGGAGGATTATGATGACAAGACTTGTACGGCTGAATGAGGTCCAGTACTCCGAAACGGAGGAGCGGACAGCAGAGCTGATGGCGCAGGGCTTTGAGCCCGAGCCGCTTGAGGTCGCGGAGAAGATTGTTGAGGCGGTTGTTGATGTCTCTGATACGCCCAAGAAGTCTGGGGGGAATAAAGGCAACGGCAAGGGCGCTAACAGCGGCAAGGGAAAGGATAAGGGCGAGAAGATCGATGAGGGCGGCGCGGAGGACAATCCGAGCCGTGAGGGTGATGAGCAGCATTGAGGCGTTTCGTCGCAACCTCCGGCTTGCTGTTGAGGCAAGTGCGGTGGAGGTTGCGACGACTGCCAAGATGGAGCACCGATACAAGCAGCGGCATGGACGGCTCAAGGATGCGGTGCAGACGGCAATCGGCGAGAGCGGCATGGAGGCGCGGGTGTACCTTGACGGGAACATCGCGCCCTATGGCGTGTTCATCCATGAGGGCATCAAACCGCATGATATTTTCCCAAATCGGAGGAAGGCGCTGCGCTGGGTGGACGGGAACAAGTTCCTGTTCGCAAAGCGCGTTCGCTTCCCTGGATGGGATCCGGATCCGTTTATCTATGACGCGTTTGAGTCCAATCAGGAGACGATCATGAATATATTTGACCGCTATACAGAGCGGGCACTGCGGGAGGTGGAGGATGCTATTACAAGCAGACGCATTACAGGATAAGGACGAACTGCTCGGGGCGTCCGTGACGGATGATCTCATCAAAGAGGCGGAGGAGTACCTGCGTGCTGCGGCGGCAGGTCTCGGCGTTGCTTGGGATGCTGTGCAGCCGACCTACTATGTGCGGCGATTCCTCACGGTATATGTGTTTCGGGAGCTCTGCATACGCAAGAGCTACACGGGGGCACAGGCATGGGGGAGCGGCGGCGCTGACGATAAGGACAGCTATGCGGGGAAATACAGTTTTTACCGCGACGAAATAAAGCGGCTTGAGGCATCCATGACGGCGGCCGCACTCACGGGCGAAGCAGTCAGCAATGGTTACGGCTCTGTAGAGCTATATCGGGGGTGACGGAATGCTCTGGCTAAAGGTGATCAAGAGCATTGGAGACCATCTACGCGCGGCAAAAATTGCCGACGAGGTCATCCTCGGCGGGTACAATCCGCGTAATGTACGCCCCAACCCGAAAGGGAAGGGGCTTATCTATTTGATGCGTGACCGTGAGCGTCCCTCAAGTACTGACCTCGTACCAGATACCAGTATCCAGATCAGCCTCGATACATGGGTACAATCAGATAACAAGAATCTGACCGTGGGATACGAAGCCCTCGCCCGACTTGAGAACGCTGTCATGGAGGCGCTGCGAGAGTACGAGGAGACAGTGACATGGGTGACGGACGGCGTGCAGCTCATGCAGCTGAAAATCACAGAGACGGCAGGCGATGGGGACAGTGTGCGTCCCCTCGTTGGCAGCCGTACAAGCATCGAGATTATCGTCTATGAGGAAACATAAGGAGGAACGATATGGCACAACAGGCACGCGGATATAAGTCCGCGATGGTGATTGACTTTGAATCCTCGTTTGGAGTCGCACCAGGAACGAAAAAGGGCGTAGCCCTGCCGATGAACAGCAACGACCTCTCGAAGGCGCAGACGCTCATCGAGTCGGACACGATCACGAATACGCGCAACGATACGCAGCCGGCACTCGGACGCGTCAGCGTAGACGGGGACATCGAGATGCCCGCAGACTATGTGTCCGCGGGCTACATGCTCAAGGCTCTTTTTGGCAGCCCCAAGACTACGGGAACAACGGCGAACAAGACGCACGTCTTCACGGTCAAGGATAATCAGCCGTCCATCATCGTCGAGAAGGCGTTCCCCGACCTGGGCAAATACATCCGCTACAAGGGTGTCAAGATCAACACTTTCTCCGTCGACTACGGGCAGGACAGTGAAATGACGTTCAAATATGGCGTCATGGGCGCGTCGCGTGAGCAGGATTCTGCGGCGTATGACAGCGCGGCAAAGGCGGCAAAACTCCTGCGCATTGCACAGAATCACGCATACATCAAGATCGACGGCACAGAGAGCCGTATCGTCAAGGAAGGCTCGCTTGAAGTGAGCGCGAATCTCGACGGTGATCAGTATGTTGTTGGAGGAGGTGGAGTACGCGGGGATATTCCCGAAGGTCTTATGAAGGCCTCGGGCAGTCTCAAGGCACTTTTTACATCTACTGAGTGGATGGACAAGGCAGATACAGGTGCTGCCGTCGCTATGGAGATCGGATTCAAACTCGACGAGAATACATCGCTCGTTTTTGCGATGCCGACCGTACAGTTCGAGCCGTTCGATGCCCAGATCAGCGGCCCCTCTGGTGTGGTTGTGGATGTAAAGTGGCGTGCATTCTCGGCAGACGGTGCGAGCATCGTCACGACGACGCTCAAGAACCAGCAGGAAGCATACTAAGCAGGAGGTAAAGACATATGGCAGACGAAAAGAAGCACATTATCCCAATCCGTTCCCTCACCGTGAAAGAAATGCGGGAGCTGCGCAAGGCGGGGTATGACCCCGCTTTTGCGGATAGGGACGACAGCGCCGCCGCCACGACGGGCATGGTGGACTGGATCCTCGATAACGTCTACGGAGATCAGATCACGGATGATATGCCCTACAGCGAGGCATTCCGAATCGCGACGGATACTTACGCCATGACCTATGGTCGGGAGACCGAAGTAAAAAACTAGAGGCCGTCTATCGGTGGGAAATGTCGGAAAGCCCCGAATACTGCGCAATGTGTCGTGAGGTATACGCGCAGGAAGGGAAGCATCCGCCTTGCAGTGGATGTGAATTCGAACGTCCTGCACTGATGGACGAGAATATGGAGGCGTGGGCACTGTGGCGGCACATACAGACACAGGTGCGCACGTCATTCGAGGGTGTTGTTGGCATCGATTATGTCGCCGTGCGGCAAGTGGCAGAGGTCTTAGGGGTTGACTTAGACCTTGCCATGCTGCATAAGGTACAGACGCTTGAGAGTGTAATGCTGCAGGAGGTGAGCAAGAGAAATGGCAAATAAAGAGATTTCCGTCGCGATACGGGCGCGGGACTATGCAACGGCCGCATTTGAGCGTGTGCGCCAGACGGTCGCATCGATCAAAGATCAGACGATTAACGTGCGGGCGAATACAGGCACAGCACAGGCGGCCGTGCAGAGCGTCAGGGATAAGCTGGTGGGCATCCGTGACAAGGTCGTCAATCTCAGAGTAAATACCAATGGCGCAGAGGGGAATGTCGAGGGCGTGACCGCGAGCTTCGGCAGGCTTGCTCCTCAAGCTCTCGCTGCCGCGGCCGCGATCATGTCCGTGGAAAAGGCACTCTCTGCGGGCAAGTCCGCATTTATTGACTACAATGCACAGCTCGAGCAGACGCGCGTCGCATTTACGTCGATGCTCGGTTCTGCACAGCTGGCGGACACTATGATTTCCGACCTGCAAAAATTTGCAGCGGAAACGCCATTTGAGATGCCTGGCGTACGGAGTTCCGCGCAGCAGCTCCTTGCGTTTGGATATGACGCGCAGGAGATTATTCCCACACTCACAGCACTCGGCAACGCAGCATCTGGACTCGGGCGCGGGCAGGATGGATTCAATCATCTTGCCTTTGTCTTTGGCCAGATTCGGACAACAGGGCAGCTCATGGGGCAGGATGTTATGCAGCTTGCGCAGCTCGGTGTGCCTGTCAAAGACATCCTTGCGAAGAATCTAGGTCTCACGAAAGAAGAACTTGCGCGTATCGGCGAACTTGGCATTGATGCCAATGTTGCGATCAAAGCCCTCATCGACGGCATGAACGAGCGTTTTCCAGAGATGATGAAGAAGCAGTCAGAGACGTTCGAGGGCGTGCTGTCGAACGTCAAGGACAACATCGGGCAGGCGTTCGGACTCTCCGGGCTACCTCTCTTTGAGGATGCAAAAAACATGCTCCTTGAGATCAAGAACATCACGGACACGATGCTCGCGAATGCACAGGGCGGGAAAAGCCTCTTCGCGGGCATTCTGCCGGATGATCTGATCGAGAAGGTATCTGCCTTTGGAGAGACGATCAAGAAGATATTTAAGGACGCTGCACCTGTTGCGGATACATTCCTTTGGGCGATGGGAAAACTCGTAGATGTTTTCCTGGACGTCGGGAATATTGCACTCACGGCGCTACGCCCAATCATCCCCGTTGTCACTACAATCCAGCGCGTTGTCTATGGGGCAATCGGCGTGATTGCAAGCATACTCGACACCGTCCTTGAGGTCGTCCTGATGGTACAGACTCATGTCGCGGACTCGTGGGATTATATCTATGGCATTACCGCTGATCTCTGGAACTCTGCAAAGGAGATTGTCGGGGACTTTTGCACGGCGGCGATTGAGTTCATCGCTGGAATTGTGGCAGAGGTTGATGAAACGGTCACGCCTGTCATTGATATCTTCAAAAATGCATTTCAGGCGGCTGCAGACTGGGTCTATGAGTCGATGGAGACGGCCATCGGCTATGTGAGGCGCTTTATCGCTTGGGTTGAGGAGGCCATTGCCGCCGTAAAAGAGCTCGCCTTTGTAAAGGCCGCCTCTAATCTCATTGACTCTGTATCTGAGTCTGTGGATGATGTACGTGCGCGTGGACGGGTTTGGAGTGCCGCGCGTTTTGGCGAAAGTGCAGCAAAGATTGGTGACGGTCCCGACGGTGATGTTATCGTTCCGCAGCGTACCAAAACTGCGGTGCAAAAAGGCACCGGGGCAGAAACGTGGGACGGCGGCAAAAAGTCAAAAGCCCATAAATCCACGGATAAAGCGGCGCGCGAGGCAGAGCGTCTCGCCGAAAAGATCAAGAGCCTTACGGAAAAGGTACAGCAGAGCATCTCGTCTCTTGCGAATGACATCACCAACGAGATCGGTACAACTTATGAGAAGGGCATGGATGCGCTACGTCAGAAGATGGAGCAGATGCAGGCACAGATCAAGGAGGCATCCGATCTCGGCATCGATACGACGGCTCTGCGTGCAAAGCTCGACGAATACGCCAACGTTATCAAGGAAAAGGTCACAAAGGCATGGCGCGAGGCGAATGAAGATCTGCGCAGCGAGACAGCGCTCACATGGGCGCAGGTGAATAAGGACGTACGCGCGGAGGCAGAGGCAACGTACCAGATCGGCGTGACAAAGCTCAACCGTGAGAAGGAAAACCGCCTAAAAGAAGTCGCCATGACGAAGGACTCCGCTGAGGCTCGTGTCGCAGTGGAGCAGTGGGCGGCGGCAGAGATGGCACGCCTCGATCAGCAGCGAGTGGAGGCAATGCGTAAATCCCCGCGGACGACGCAGGAGGCGCTCCGGGCAACGCTTGAGGAGCAATATGAGCGGCTCCGTGATACAGGCGCACAGATGAAGGAAATGACAGATTCGCTCTTTACGTCGATGGCAGATGGATTCACAAACGGATTTATGAATGTGTTGACGGATGGATTCGATGGTCTTGCGGATTCGTTTTCGGATATGCTTCAGAACATGGTGCGCTCCATCGTGAAATTCCTTATGAATCAAATGATAACGCGATGGCTTTCGATGATTTTTCCCGGCGGCGGGATGTTTGGCGTGCAGGGAGGGGCAACGGCAGATGTTGCTGGGGCACGCGCGACGGGTGGTCCCGTCGCCTCTGGCAGGACGTATCTCGTCGGCGAACGCGGCCCCGAGATTTTCCGTCCAACGCAGCCAGGGCGCATCCTCAACTCCCTGCCAAGCGGTGGCGGCACAGCGCCGAATATCCGCGTGATTGTCAACAACAATACCAACGAGCGCATGACGGGCACGGCAGAGACGAAATTTAACGGCTTGGAGTGGGTGACGAACGTTTTCATTGATGCTTATACCACAAATAAAAACGGAATCCGCGACGTGATTAAGGGGGCGGTGTAATGGATTTTCCGAAGATTGCGCCGCCGATCTATCCCATCAAGGAGACGATCCCAGACACGGCGCTCAAGGGTAAGATGGAGAATCAAGTCATCATCGCCCGCAAGCGTTTTACGCGCACGCCGATGAGCTTTGAACTCTCCTGGACGGCTTTGCCGGAACGGGACTATGAGAAGCTGCGGGCATTTTATCATGAAGTGAACGGCGCCGTCCCATTCCGCTGGACGTACCCCGTTGGAGCGGGCGGCACTTTTTCCGGCAAGGTGTTTAACGTGCGCTTTGACGGGGATTTCTCCTTCTCGTGCACCAATCACGGATACTGGGAGGGCGGCATCAAACTGACGGAGGCGTAATATGCTCAATCTATCACAGGCAAGTATCATCGAGAAAAACAAACTCTCTACCAGCGGAGTGTGGCTTCTCGCCCTCGAGGCGCAGATTCCAGGCAGTCCGATCTATCTCGTCAATAACACAGAGAACCTTACGCTTGGTGGGCAGGAGTACGTCGCCTTTCCGTTTTCCTTGGAAGATATCACGGAGGACGGCAAAGAACTGCCGAATGTAAAGCTCAGTGTATCCAACGTGACCGGTACAATACAGCGCTACGTCGAGGAGAATAATGGGCTTGGCGGCTGTAAGGTCATTATCCGTGTGTATCATACAGATATCCCCGACGTTGCAGAGGTGGAAGAGCATTTCGTTGTGACGGGCGTTACCTGTGATGTGGAGTGGGTGACATTCACGCTCGGCACGGATTTCTCCTTTACGCGGCGCTTTCCTCCCATCCGCATGATGAAGGATTATTGTCCTTTTAAGTTTAAGGGCATTGAGTGCGGATATAAGGGGGCGGCAAGCAAATGCAATAAAACCCTCAAGCGCTGCCGCGAGCTGAAGAATAACGAAAGATTCGGCGGGGAAGCGACAATACCGCAAGGAGGTCTCTATGCGTCCAACAATCCATGATTTTGTGGGAAAGACGTGGGCAGAGCTGCCCTGTTGGGAACTGGTCGCCCGGTACTACGCTGCGCAGGGGATTACGCTGCGCTCCTATACGGATTACTGGATGAGCGGTGCGCCGTCTGAGATCGGTCTTTCGGAGTGGATGCCCGTGCATGACGAGCCGCGCGAGGGGGATATCCTCGCCATGAATCTTACGGGGCGTGCAGCCGATCACGTCGGCATCTATCTTGGCGGGGGGAAGTTCCTGCACTCGACGGAATATGCAGGTGTCTGTGTGGAGCAGGTGGAGCGCTATCGGCGGCGCATTATGGGCACCTATCGTTACAAAGGAGGAAAAACATGATACAGCTCGTCATCGTGCGCAATCCCTTTGACGTGACGAAACGGGATATGCAGGAGGTCGTCTGCCGTGAGGGTATGCCGCTGCGCTCGTATTTTAACGAGCCTGGGCGGTGGCAGTACTCAATCAATGGTGTACTCTGTGAACCTGACGCTGTACCAGTCGATGGTGACTGCGTCGCTATTGTCCCGCATATTGAGGGTAAGGCTCTTGGGATGATTCTCTCGCTTGGTCTGTCCTTTGTGACGGCGGGCATCGCGGGTGGTGCACTCCTTGGAGCGCTCTCTTTTGGATGGCGCATGGTGACGGCCATCGCAATCGGCATGATCGGAGGCTCTCTTGTCTCCAGGCTCAACCGTCCACGGATTGACATGAGCAATACGGAGCAATCGCAGACATACGGCTGGGGAGGGACGTCGACGCTCACGGGGCAGGGGCATCCGCTCGCTATTACCTATGGAGTGATGAAGTCGGGCGGTGTCCTGCTCTCGCGCCATATCATCAGCGACGGTGCGCGGCAGTATCTCCATCTCCTCTACTGCGCGGGAGAGGGTGAGCTGCAGGACATCAGAAACATCCGCATCAACGAAAACCCCATCAGCAATTACAAGGACGTGCAGATTGACGTTCGCCTCGGGACAAACGATCAGGCAGTTATCCCGAACTTTGCGGACAGCTACGCCGATCAGCAACTCAACTATGAGCTCACGGAAGCATGGTCGACACATGAGGTACAGGGCAATGATTGCACGGGTATTGAACTGACCGTTGCGCTGCCGAATGGACTCTACTACAGCAACGACAGTGGCGGGCTTGACTCGACCAGCGTTACACTCGCGGCAGAATGTCGCATTGTTGGCAGTAATGCGGAATGGATGCAGCTACCGCTATGCAATACTACGGGGACAGATGCTTTCTTAAAGCGAATGGGCAGCACATGGGCGAAGTCGCTTGGGCATGGGCGTGTAGACGCTGGGTATGATGGCTCTATTCGTGATGCGACGAATAAAAGCATTTACCGCGTCTATCGCTTTGAGAACCTGCCCCCGGGACGCTACGAAGTACGCATGCGCTGCGTATCCAAAGGCGGCACATCCGTCCGCTATGTCAATCGTGTCTATTGGTCTCAGCTCACTCAAATTGTCTATGACGATTTCATCCACCCCGGCAAAGCGCTCATCGGCATCCGTGCACTTGCGACGGAGCAGCTGAGCGGGAACGATCCTACGGTGACATGGGTACAGGAACGCTCGAAGGTCTATGTATGGAATCCGTACAGCAAAGCGTATGAGGAAAAACGCGCGGATAATCCCGCGTGGGCGTGTTACGACATCCTGCATCAGTGCAGAAAGATCGGTGACCGCTACATTGTACGCGGTGAGCCTGCGGAACGTCTCTCCTATGATATGTTCAAGGCATGGGCGGAGCAGTGTGCGGCGAAGGGGTACACCTTCAATTACATCTATGATTCCGCGATGCAGACGTGGGAGGCGCTGCGCTATCCGGAGACGGTCGGGCGCGGCAAGGTCATCATGCAGGGGACGCGCTTTACATGCGTCTATGATTATGCGGCGCAGCCCTCGCAGCTCTTCACTGTCGGCAATATCAAGCAGGACAGCTTTAAGGAGGAGTTTCAAGGCACGCAGGGACGTGCTAACGTCGTTGAAATCTCCTTCATGAACGCGGCGAAAAACTACGAGCGTGATGTGCTCCCTGTGTTTGCCGACGACTACGACGCCAGTGAGGCGCTCGCCACACCGACGCAGATTGAACTCATGGGCTGTACCGATCTCAAGCAAGCGTACGCGCATGGCAAGCATGCCCTGCGCGCGAATAAGTACGAGCTGCGGACGTGCACGTTTGACGCCTACGTTGATGCGATTGCATGCACGATCGGCGATGTGATCCTGCTGCAGCATGATGTGACGGAGTGGGGGAGCGGTGGTCGCGTGGTCAGTGTTGATGATGCTGCCGTTACGCTCGATCGCATCGTCACGATGGCAGAGGGCAAACAGTACCGCCTCATGGTGCGAGACAGCAAGACAGACGCGCTCCATACCTACGAGGTGCAGAGCGTATCCGGCGCAGTTGTTACACTCAAACGGACAGCAGAAATCGCCGCCGATGACCTCTATACCTTTGGCGAGGCGACGAAGGAGGCAAAGCCCTTCCGCGTCCTCTCGATCACGAAGGGCATGACGGAGCAGACGCGCAAGATCACCTGCATGGAATACTATGCGGAGCTTTACGCAAGCGACGACAGCGACGTGCCGATCATCGACTACACGACGGGGAGCGACGCGCTCACGGTCAATAATCTGCTTGCAGCGGTAGACATCAAGACGCAGCCAGATGGGACGACAGCCTATAATCTTGCTGTTTCGTGGCGTCTGCCGCGTGAAGCTGTGGCGAAACAGATCAAGGTTGAATACAGGCGCGACGGCGAGGCGGAGTACACAACGCAGGGTGTCTATGACGGCACGGCAACAAGTACCGTGATTGCGGGTGTTGCGGCGTCGATCAGCTATACCGTGCGCGTCACTTGTTATAACGACCTCGGGCTTGCTGGGGGCGCGGCAACACAAACCATCTACACCGCGCCGAAGAGATCAACCCCATCGAAGGTACAGGACTTCGCCGTTGTGCAGGATTCGAGCAACAGCAGCGTTCTGCAGCTCTCGTGGAAAGCGAATCCAGAGACAGATATTCTCGGCTACCGTTTGTTTGACGGAGTTGGCGCGGTGCTCGTTGATCTGATCGGCGGCACAAGCTACAGCTATTTTATTCCAGCCTCGGGGACTTACACATTTGCTGTCAAGGCTGTCAATCGCTCTGGTGTGCTTTCGGTGGATCCTGCGGAGGCGTCCGTCGTGGCGATCGTCGCGGCGAGCAGCGTTGCCGTACCTGATGCACCGAAAGACTTGCGTGTTTGGATGGAAGAAGGTGTTGTGCGTGCGGAATGGAGCCCCGTAACGAACACGTACATCGATTTCTATGAAGTGTTCCCGCGCGATCAAGCGGGACGGCCACGAGGGTCCGTTGAGAAGACAACGGGCATACGTTGCAACGTAACGCTTGGTGCGCGTGTAGGACGCGTCAGTGTTCGCGCGCACAACCCACAAAAGGGCTACGGGGAAGCACGGTACTTTGATTATAACTTCCCTCTCCCAGAAGCGCCGAAAATACGCCTGACGAAGACGTTGCAAGGATTTAACGTCAATATTATTGAGCGTCCTGTGGGGGTAAAGGGAACCTGCGTATATCTCTCCCACGATGGTGTAACGGAGACCATCGAAACCACAGGATCATTTGTCTCATATAGCGGAGCGCCGGGAATCTATAGCGTAAGGGCAGCATTTCTCGATGCTCTTGGGGAAGGGATACTATCGCAGGCAGAGCAGGTTGTCGTTGCTGTGAAGATCGACAAGGCTGCAATCGAAGGGCTGACCATCACACAGCAAGACCTCGACGCAGCACTAAAAAAGCAGTTGTCGGACATGCAGACGACTGCGGACACTGCTAACACGACGGCGGGGAACGCGGCCAAGACTGCGAGCGCGGCACAGACGACAGCGAACAATGCTCATAATGCAGCGGGCAATGCAGGAAGAGTTGCGGCAGGGGCACAGACAACAGCGAACGCCGCCAATACCAAGGGTGACACTGCACTATCGCAAATAAAGAAGACGAACGAAAGCATTACGTCCATTGTCGCAAAACTCTCGGGCAATCCTCAAAACTCTGGCTACAGCGCCATTACGCAGCTCTATAGTGGTCTGCAGCTCAAAGTAGCCAAGGGCGAAGTCGTCTCAGCGATCAACGTCGCACCTGCAGGTGTACGCATCGACGGACGTCTCCTGCATATTACGGGAAACACGCAGTTTGACGGCAACATTATTGCCAATCGCATGCTGCAAGCGGGGGCAGTGACGGCGGATAAGCTCGCGGTGGGGAGTCTGTCTGCCGTATCGGCGACCATAGGAAAGCTGCGCACAAAAACAGCGGGGGCACGGACGGAAATCTCGGATAACCTCATCGAGGTGTTCGATGACAAAAATAAATCCCGTGTAAAAATCGGCATATTTACTTGAGGGGAGGCAGGTATGGAGCAACAAGCAGGAATCAAACTTTACAACGCGCGAGGCTCGTGCATCTTGGACTTGAGCTGCGGCGTAACGCGTGTCGTCGGCGTCGCATCTCTTGGTGGAGAGAATGGGCGAAAACGTACGCGTATTGCAATCCCGAATCCGGGGATGAATAAAATATGGACGCAGCTTGTTTTTCGTGGGTTCGGATATGGGGCATATGCAAGCGGCATATCCGAAGATGTGACAACCATAGAGACGTGGGCAGATTTACAAGGAATTACAGTGACACTTCCTTTTAAGCCGAACGCAAAAGCAGACCCCGAATTTCCTCACGCATATTATTACTCGGATTGTGTAGAGTTCAACCCTTGTGCGGTCATCTACGGATTTTGCTGAGGAGGTGCACCTTTTGTGCGGTATGTGGAAATAAAGAACAATGCAGGGGCTCACATCATCGATGGTGCCTATCACAACTATCGGCTTAACTGGATGCCGGATGTCAAGCAGCAACGATGTCTGACAGGGATGCACGTCGAAAGGAACGCGGCAGGAGAGAGAATATGTACGTTCCCGTATTACGACTATGCGAACGGTAAGACTTACCAATGGCGACAAGGGGAGCGATATCCAAATCCGTGGTGCCGCAAAGACACACCTAATAAAATCATTTTAGAATCTCCGACCACATATTTATATACTAGACCTTCTTCGATTTTGGGAGATCAGGGGTTTTATGGATTCGTTGGGAAAGAATATCGTTCTGTACTTAGGCTTGACAACCCAGAACTGCACGCAAGATTTGCTATTGCCAAAGATGTGGAAGTCCCGTACATATTCGCTTTGGGGGCAGCAATGCCGAATATTGTTTATACATTTGCAAGCCTGTCCAGTTGGGGGTTAATGGCAAATATAATCAATTTTTGGCAGCGGAGAAGTTTACTGTCTCAGACGCTTGCCTACGGGAAGAGCTTTCAAGGTCATAACGTAGGGTATACAGAGTTTGTAAATAAAGTACCAAAGAACAATGGGAATTTTACCGTGGAGACGTTTGAAGAAGAGGCAGAAACCGCCCCTATCCTATACGCATACGGGTTGAAAGACTCTAAAATTGCTTTGCAAAAGGGCGAGATGATTGTACGGAACGAGAGTGGCGAGGTGATTTTCAATAACCGCTATGATTATATGCGTATATTGACATACTCCAACAATATCAACGCATTGTCTCTAGACGGTGCAGGTTTACACAACACGCCAAAAAGATTTTCTTTCCCCGGGCGCAGAATTGCCGTGTCTGCCTTATCACAAAACGCCTGTTTTGCTTATGCAGAAGGAGGGAAGGCATACCTGTATAATACGGGGTTCTGGTTTCCTGACCCAAGTACGGTGGAGTTTACGACCTGCGTCTCTCTTTTTGGTGGAGGGCCGCCTGCGGGCGGTGTGAGGTATCCAGACTTATCACAAGAAATGGTAAATCTCGCATCATTGCTCAACGTCATGATTCTGGATGTCACAGGATGTACACCGGGATGGAAGTATGAAGCTGAAACAGGTAGACCGTTCTTAGAAGAAGTGAAATAGGAGGACAACAAAATGAAAAAGAAGTACATCGTCAATGGGAAGATCACCTACCCACAGGGGGACAGCACTCTCACCAACTTCACGTTTACAAACGTGGAGACGGGCGAGATGTTCAGCCTTGCGACAACAGATCAGACGGAGGCGGATGAAATCACCTACGGCGATCACGTTGTAATCGAGGTGAAGAAAGATCCTGACCAGTCGCAGGTGCAGGAGTAATAGCGGTCAAAAGAGGCGTGCATCATACGGTGTGCGCCTTTTCTATGTTCAGAAAGGAGATGGTCAATGTTGACAGAGGTATTGGTGTTTCTGCGTGGACTCATTCCGACGCAGGTGCAGATCGAATGGGGGGCTATTGTGTCTGTGGTAGGGTCGATATGCTCGTATAGCCTCGGATGGAACGGGATCCTAGAGGCTCTTGTCTTTGCGATGGTGATTGACTACATATCCGGCCTCCTGGCCGCGTACATCAATCCACGCATGAAGCTTGACAGCCGCAAGGGATTTCGAGGGATTGCCAAAAAGATCATGATCCTGCTCCTCATATCACTTGCGCATTTTGTCGACCAGGCGACAAGTCAGACGGTCGTGCAGACCGTCGCTATTTGGTTTTTCCTGGGCAATGAGGGGTTATCAATCCTCGAAAATGCGGCAAATGCAGGGCTTCCGGTGCCGGAGAAACTCCGTGAGACACTTGAGCAGCTGAAACACGAGAAGGGAGAGCAGAAATAATGGCACATGTATTGAGTAAATCTGCAATGCGCCGCGTGACACCCGCCGAACTCGAAAGCCTCGCCATGTATTACCGCGAAGCAATCGCAGATGCGGCACGGGCGCAGGGGCGCGAGACGAAAGTGTACCTCCACTGGTCGGCAGGACACTATGGACAGTTTTGGAGCGACTACCACGTCCAGATCGACAAGGACGGCGAGATCTACGTCATTGCCGATGGAGAGCTGGATGATATTCTGGAGGCAACATATCGACGTAACAGCGGCAGCGTGAGCATCTGCCTCCTCGGCTGCGTGGGAGCAACGACCAACAACCTCGGACAGGAGTCACCAACGCCGCTGCAGATCGAGGGCATGGCCAAGGCAATCGCGGCACTCTGTAACGGACTCTGGCTCACCATCGACAAGACACGCGTCATGACGCACGGCGAGGCGGCGGACAATGAGGACGGCATCTACCCGCATGACCCGTATGGACCCAAAAACGGCTGCGAGCGATGGGATTTGGAATACCTCAGCACGATGGAGAGTCCCAAATACCACCCGTGGGCAGAGGGCGGAATGCGCGGCGGCGACGTGCTGCGTGGAAAGGCGAACTGGTACCGCAAGGCGTGGAAAGAGCAGGGAGGCACGCCGAATGATTGAGAGAGGCAAGCAGCTCGTTACAGAGCACAAAACAGCCCTGCTGGCGATCCTGTGTCTCCTGATCGTCTGTGTTGCATACGCTGTTGGACGACACTCTGCATCGGAGCGGACAACCGCCGAAAAGCCCGCCGTCATGAGGCAGGAGCAGACGCAGGACGTTAAGGCGCTGCGGAATCAGCTCGACATCTCGCGCGCGAATGCGGATGCCCTGCAAAAACGTCTTACTGAGGTACAGGCGGGGCAGCGTGCGCCTACAGTGACATACCACGTCACCGCTCCTACCGTGGAGCGGGCGGCGCAGGTCGTTGAGCGTCAGATTAGGGAGGATGCACAGACACTGCCACGGGCAGCACGTGAGAAGTCTGATCGGACTGTGGTCACTCCTATCACGCAGGACAAGGACGGCAAGCAGTTGCCAACTGAGGAGCAGAAGGTAGACGTCTACAAGATCAACCTCCGCAAAGATCACCGCATCAAGGCGGGGGCATCCGTGATCGACGGCAAGGCGCTCATGAGTATCGGCTACGAGCAGGGGCGGTTTGAGGCGCTGGCCCACTTTGACGGAGGGCACTACAAGGGCGCGACTGTCACATACAATATCATAGAGTGGTAATCATCGCCCCGGGGCTACGGCTTCGGGGCTTATTTTTTATGCCTCTAAAAATATAATTATAAAAATAAAAAAATATATATATAAACTATTGACAAGTATGTATATACCTGCTATAATATAATCAAGATAAAGGTCAGGGGCACAAAGCCCAGAAAGAGGAGGAAATCAAAATGAAGGCAGAGAGAAAGTTCAAGGGAGTCAAGGCGGCGG